TGTTATCTTGATTTCCTTTTTTGTGGCGAGCCACATCAAACGTAGCGTTTGATGTCGTAAGCCCAAACTTGTTTGTCTCAGCTTTATCACGGTTTTCTAATGCTTCGTTCCGCCTTTTAATGAACGGAGCCATGTCATTAATTAAGGCATTAGCAATTTGCGATGCACTTCGCCCATCAGCATTTTTTATCTCTTGGTCGATACGAGCAACAACGGCCTTTTTTATCTGCTGGTCAAATATGGTATTAGGATTTTTGTTTGCTAACAGTCGCGTCGGGGCATTAGGGTTTTCGATAGCCTGAAAGAATGTCGCGTTATACTCATCTCTAAATTTCGATAGAAATAAGTTATAAATTTCTTGTGAATTCATTACATCATCCCTTGAGGTTGCTGTGGTTGCTGCGGATTAGCAATCTGCTGCAACGCTTGTATAATTGCAATCTTTGCTTCCATGCAGAACGGATCGGTACATTCACTTAAGTCTGAACCATGTCCATGTGCAGCAAAGATGTCAGCCATTTCATCGAACGACGCAGAGAACACCGTCGCTTCCTCGTCCGTAGCGAACGCGTCTGCAATGTAATCAAGCGCCATAGCATTCATAACAGTCACCTGCCTAGCCGCTTCACTCATCTTAGCTGATAATTCTCCAGCCATTATCTCATCTCATTCACTACGTTTGTTTGTCTGTCCATAGCTATGTTTTCCTGCATACCAGTAGGAGTGGCTACCTCATCCATTGTAATTTCTTCACTGCCACTAATCATTTCACCTTGCGGAGGAGCCTGTTGTTGCTGTAATAGGTCCTGCTGGAACGCTCGTAAGACCTCAGCTGCTTGTGACTGAAGACCTTTAAGCATCATCATGGTGCGTACCTGTTGCGCCTGTGGCGACATAAAGAGGGTATTTACTGAAGCCTTTAACATCTCTTCCTGCGGATTCTCGATGCCTGAGTTCTCCATAGCCGTCTCTGCACTCAACATACCGTTATATGTACGGTACAGTTGGGACCAGACCATCATGTCCCGCATCTCTATCTGCGCACGATCCGATGTATGGAGTTCGACATCTACTGAATAGAAGTCGTCCAGCTCATTTGGCTTTATTGTGATCTCACTCGCAGAGCGTCGAGTGCTACCAGCTAACGTAATGGGAGATTCCAGTATGTGTTGGATGTCTTGGAAGACCTGCTTAGATGCCACTGTGATACATGCACGAAGCGATGCAACACAGCTCGACAGCTTCACAGCTGCGTTCCTCACATTGAGGTCAGCCTCAGTTGCAGACTCAACACCACGTTGCGGTTGGCCGCCTAACGTACCAAGCTTCGAGAGTTCAGACGTATAGCGATGTACCTTGTCCATCATTTGGAATGCGGAGATTGGAACCTCTGGGAGTTTCCTGAAATCAATGTCCTGATCGTCCACTAAGTTAATGCGTTTTCCCGGCCCTACCTCTATAGGGGTATTGTCATCCATGATGTTCCGAGTAATGACAGGAGCGAATGTTGAGTACCTTAATTGAATGTCTACCGCTGTGAGTTGCCGCGCCTCAGCCTGTAGAACTGGATGAATGTATCTGAGAATACCCACGTACCGATCCGCAGGGTCGTTCTCTGCTGTAATTTCACCCCATCCAGAATCTCGAATCGTATACGGAATGTACCCATCATAGTTTGGCTTTTCATCTGTAGATGCGTCAGTTTCCCAACAATAGGGGTTCATATTTTCAAATACCAATGCACCCTGTACCCACATCTTGTGCTCACCCTTGTAATCACCATGCGGTTTGGTATACATCTCGACAAATTCCAGCTTTTCTAAGCCATCTTCCATCCACATGTCCGCATGTTCTGGGTACCTGCGTCGTGCTTCGTCTGGATAAACCTCATAGAACTCGTACACATACTTCGGGTCATGCGGATTGTCTACATCATGCACAATTGTCTCGTTCGGAAGGACAGAGATCTTCCATAAGAACTGAGATTGTGCCAACTTGCGTAGCTGGTTCTTAAATTTTCTTTTTTCACCAGCTGGCGCATCATTTTTTGGCGGATCAGGGATTATTTCCCAATTTAATTCCTTTTTCAGTACGATGCGTCCGTCTTTTACGAGCTTCTTTCGACCAACTGCTAACGGATCTCCGTAATTAGTTTCGACATTATGCCAGAATGCGGACAAGAACTGACGCTTACGCTCCGCTAACTCTTGCTGCGCTTGTTGATCGTTATCGGTAGGTCGTGCTGGTACGAAAATCTTGGGGGTAGTGAGTATGTGGTCGGAGGCGTTGTCCACTGCGTTCCGCGCAGTCGGTGGGATGGTGGCTCCCATGCCTGATTCTCTGTATTCACGCGGGATAATCTCTCCGATGTTGGGGTAATGACCGTTGTAGTAGTCATTGTCGTCACGCATCTTGTCAAAATAGCCATTGAAGATGTGGTTTTTGAGACGTGTAAACCTATTATAATCATCATCAAAGTTGTTTATGAAATCTGCTTCAACCATACTTTATCCAAACGTCACGTAATTACTTTGACGCAACTGAGAGGCAGCTCGGTTGCGCTTCTTTGCTTTTAATACCGCTAACCCTGCTGCCATCACGCAGTCATCGTGGTATCCGACAGGATGGCCGTACTTCACAGCACCGCCAGCTAACACAACACCTTCAAATAATTCTAACTCCTTTTTCAATATTTCGTCATCTTTGGGGAAATGTACACGTTTGTGTTCTATCTCTGCTGCCAAGGTGGAGACTAATGTAGCCTTCGATTGGTTAGTGAACTTAAACGACGTAATAGAGCAACCTTCGCTGCGTAGGATGTCACTGACTGGCTCGCCAATACCAGTACCATCAAGATGAATAGTTTGGCAGCGGTACTTCTTGTATAGGTGCGCAATGCGTGGGCCGAGTAATGTGTAATCCAATCCATTAAATCTATCTCTCGCTACTATGCTCATGGTGTTGATGTTAATAACATAAGCCACTGTGTAGTCTTCGATCTTGCCGAGGTCTAATCCCATGAGGTATTCAGCCTCTACAGGCTCTTCCCATTCACCATCAAAGCAGTCATCTAAGTTCCTAAAGACCTGCCCATCATCTTCAACCCATTCAGCTAAGTATTGTTGACGGTACTGTGCATCAGTGAGGTCGCGCTTGAATTCGTCCAGAGCCTCCTCGTCTATGTTCGGGTGGGCGAGCGAAGTAACGGATGCTGAGTAATACCGAGGATCATCTTCCTGACCCACATTCCAGTAAGTACGGAAGTTCCCTTTCCCTCTGGCAATACCAATGGCTACAAGTCTGCCATCAGAGTCAGCGAGTGCGGGCATGAAGTTCGCCCATGCTTCAGGATTTAGGTCGTGTGCTTCGTCCACAAACGCTGCCGTGACCCTATCGCCCTGTAAGGCTGTCGGGTCATCAGCTGATTTCGCCTGTATTCTCGCACCGTTCGCTAGTTCGATGAGCTTTCTTGTCTTGTCATGGAACGCATAGTAGTCATGTAATGGTGCATGGTCACCAACAAAGAGGTTCCATACAGGCTCCCAGACCTTCATAGTCAGCTCATAATTAGGAGCAATAACATAAATGTACGGTGCGTGGGCTACTCCAAACTGTACATCTCTGGGCTTTAGAGCTTCCCTGACTATTTCTGCCTTAATAGCGGTCGTCTTGCCAGCCCTGCGTCCGCACGCAAGGATGAGGCGCTTCTTCTCTGACTGTTCATGTATGTGTTCCCGTTGCCAATCCCATGCCTCGTATGGGTCGCCATCATTAATGAACTGCCAGATACTAGGTGGACTGTACAACCTCAATGACTTGTTCCTTTGGTGCTAATGCAGCTTCAAATAACTTGTCCATCATGTTCTTTTGCAATGTCTCAGTAGCCTCTTTCGGCCTACCAACAAACATCTCCATAAAGAGCTTCTGTGCCCTGACATCACCCTGAGTAGCAGATTCAATCATTGACTCGTACACCGAATCAAAGTCATCCACAGCACGAGCCATGAACCGAGCCTTTGTCGCTGGCGGGTTCTTCGTATTCGCCTCTACCGTCGTTACACGACCGCTCCCCTTAATAATCGGGTGAATACCACTCGGTACGTCAGCATTCCTCAGAATAGGATGTTTACTCCCTGATGGAGGAAGTATGCGTATCTTACCTGCACGTATGCCCCCAACTACCTCATCGTAGGTGCGTTCACCATAATCACGGTTAGGGTCGAGTAATTCAATCAAATCATCCTGAGTCATAGCTAACGTCTTCCTGTTAATTTAGCGAACCGCTTGCCTCCGCCAGCCCTATTAGTCTTAGGCTTACCAGCTGCTTTACGCCTCTTACCAGCTCTACCCATAGCAGCAAACTTCTTAGCACCGTACTTCTTGCGGCCTATATACGCTGCTAACGCAGGTGACATCTTCTTCATTAGTAACCTCGTTTCGGCTTACGGTACGGTGGAGTCTTCTTTCCTTTAGGCATTACCGACCTCCAGCAAAGCTTTCCCACCAAAACGCTTGCTTTGGTTGGTTGCTTCGACTCTTACGTCCAGTAGAGCTACCGCGACCCTTCGGTACAGTAGTCGTTGGCTTAGTCTTATACCGAATGTTCTGACCACGACCAGCAGGTGTCCTACCACTACCAATCCCTTTAGCCGCCCTGTACACAGCCATACGTGTGTCAGGACTACTCTCAGAACGAATTGCTTTACGACGTTTCTTGTATTTAGACGGTGGCATTAACCCCTCCTTATGTAGATGACGGGGAAACCCAGTGTTTTTATACGCGTCATGCTTACGTAACCCGTCACGGATAGTGTAGCAATGTTTCACGTGGAACGTCGGGATTCCACGAATTATCCTTGAGTGGCCCCCAATAGGGGAAGGGAAGGGTATCGAACCTTCGACCCGTAGAGGTGCGTACAACGTTAACTCAACCTATGTATGAGTTGGCAGAACGTTTAATGTTAGACAGCGTCATTAGGCTAGCTTCGCTAGCCGTAATGAGCGTCGTAGTAGCGAACCTGCGTGAGCGTAGCGAAACCTGTGTTCGCTACGGGCCTGCCAATGCCATTCGACGAGCGCAGCGAGGAGAGGGCCATCAACACGAACAACGGCCAATCAGCGCTCGTCGGCGTGTTTCCGACGAGGTGAGAGAAGCGAAAGGACTTACAAGTCCTTCTCGAACGAACGCGCTAGCGAATGTGAGTCGAAGATTAAGAGTTGTACCCAACTCTTAAGATGAGAGGAGGCAATGAGCTGTGAACGCGACTTAGCGTTCACTTGGATCGTTGTACTTAAGAAAAAATCCAAAATTGAGCCTAAAGGCTCTAGTGTCATCGAATCAGTGCGTTGCGAGTCGGTTACATGTGAACCGATACGGCAAGCTAACCAACCCCTCACAGCTGAGCACTTC